CAAAAGGCACCTTCGGTAGACAGTTGAGAGACTGGCACAGGGGGCTTGACTGCCCCCATAAGATCCTTTATAGTTCTTATGTTCACCAATCTAGTTGACCATGAACAACATCAAATCCTGGGCTGAAGAAGAAAATCTAGTTGAAAAGTATGCTGAATTTGTGATGGATTCCATGGACATGAAGACTATGGAACAGTTTGTATTTGATACTTTGGTAGAAAATCTTAATACTTATACTGAAGACGAAATGATCACCGAAATTGTAGAGAATTATGGTGAAGAATGGTTTGCTGATAATGGCATGGAACTGCCCCAGAGTCAAGACTCATAAGAGATTGTAATGAGTCTTATGGGTCTTATAAGGATTGCTGTTATTTGGCATTCTTATAAGACTCTCCCCAACCCATAAGAAACGCTGATCATTCAGGGGTTGACTCTGGTGGGGATCCGTGGCATTCTATGGGAGTCGCTGAGGCATTCCAATGCTCACCGCTTTTACCCCAATCAGCAGCAATGCTAAGACCGGTCCCATCCCCACTAGCACGTCTGACCGTGCCACCTGCTGGACTGGCTGCCCCTTTTATGATAAAGGCTGCTACGCTAAATCTGGCCCCCAAGCGTTACATTGGCGCAAGGTATCTGCAGGCGAACGTGGTTATGAATGGGATGCATTTTTGCGTCTTATTCGTAAACTTAACCGTGGTCAATTGTGGCGGCACAATGTTAGTGGCGATCTGCCAGTTGTGGCTGACGGTATCATCGACGGTGATAAAGTTGCACAGCTGGCTGATGCTAACCGTGGGCGCAAGGGTTACACTTACACTCACCACCCCCTCACTGATACTAACCTCGGTGTGATAAAGTATGCTAACGCTGCAGGATTCACTGTTAACGTTAGCACAGAATCGGTAGAATCTGCCGATAAAGTAATGTCAGAGCACGGCATTCCTGCTGTTGCTGTTGTTAACTCCGATAAGACTGATAGATTCTATCAGACAGAATCGGGTCGTAAAGTTATCACCTGCCCCGCTACAATTCATGATAACGTAACCTGCAAAACGTGCGGTTTGTGTCAACAATCTGACCGTCAGTTCATTATAGCTTTCCCCGCACATGGCAACGCTAAAAAGACAGTTAATCAGATTGTCGGTTAGTGTTAATCAGCCCCCCAACTTAGGGGGGCTTTTGTATTCTTAAATTTAGTTGAGTTTGTGATAAGAACCTAGTTCAGAATGGGGAGAGAAAGTATAAAGAACTGTAAGGGTCTTAAGTATAAAGAACTGAGTTCTTATAATTCATTGCAGGGTAGGTTACGATCATTGTCATCTACAGGGCTACCCCACCCCTCTGCTGGTTGTGCCCCCATCCTACAGCATGGCACCCCCAGGGCAAGCCCCCTGCAACACTTTGTAACATTAGGAGATCTTATAGCTTCCCTCCCTCACCCCCCTACAATCTAAGGGCGGCTGGGGCTCCTGTCAAGCCCCTGACCTATTAGAATCCCTGATCAGACCGATAAGATACCCTAATCGTTCGGGGGGTTGCAATGGGCTGCAGCTGCTGTAGGATACGGGCATCGGAAGCAAACCTAATTCCCTTCCGATCTCAGACCCGTGACCCGCTTCCAGATCCGTAACCGCATCGCCCGCCAGCTTGGCTACGTGCCCGCCAGCAGCGGCTTCATTGCCGAAGTTAACCGCCTGGAGCTGGCGGACGGTGTGATGGCTCAGCCCCGCCAGCTGCGGCGTTATGAAGCCATGGCGCTGCTGATGGCTTACAATGAAGCTAAGGCTAAGGCTGACGCAGCCCGAACCGCCCTGATGGTAGCTGCTGCTGCCTGCGGTCGTGCTAAGGTTGCTGACAAACCGATTGACCGTGTTTTCTGCCGTGCTAGCAGCGAGCGGCTGTACTTTTGGGCTCAGAACCGTAACGCCCAAGCGTAACGTATTATGACAGGGGGGCTCAGCCGCCCCCCCATGCTGTAGGATAGGCTCAAGCGGGAGAGGATCCCGCCATCACCCCCTGAAAGGAGACCCATGGCTAACGCCGTAGACCAGCACCTGACCGATCTTGAGCAGTGGATTGCCACTATCATCATGGAGGATCGTAAGCTTAAGGAACAGACCCGCAAGCTTGAGGCACTCAAGAACGACGTGCTAGGTATGATGCGAGCCGATAACATCGGCGCAGTTGATGTAAGAGAAGGTAAGGTTACTGTTTGTACCCGAACCGCTAAAGATTTTGGCGATTCTTATAAGAAACTTGAGGCAATGCTAAAGGGAGAGAAAGCACGTTTGGAACATCTTGGGATGTACACTATCACCAGCGTGACACACTATCTGCGGGTTGGTTAGATCTTATGGGGGCAGATTGCCCCCTATTAGTATACCTTATGGGGCAGTGTTTTGCCCCTTTTTTTATACCCCGCCCCCGCCCCCTTATATAAAAACCCCTAACTACCCTAAGCTATAAGACCTTGAAATCGACTTCTAAATATCTCTAAGAATAAAAAATTTTTGCCCCAAAAAAATTCTTATAAGATGAAAAACTTTCAAAGTTTTATAGAGTCAGGCGGCAGCCCTTACCAACCTTATAAAGCCCCGCCGATGCCCGCCCCTTCTACCCCACCAGGCGGCTGGGAAGAGTTTAAGAAGAAATATCTACCGAAACAAGCATCGACAAAGAAACCCCAGATTGCATGAGATCTTATATTGAAATTCGTTATCAGGAACTCTCTTATATTCTGATTACTCTTATCGAACTGCTAAAAATTTTTATTGTTACAAAAAAATCCCCAGGAAAAAAATTCCCAGGGATTTGATTGTATTGGAGGTTTTATCAGATTGGCTTGACACCAGGGAAGCCGTTTGGATAAGGCTTCAGCTTATCTAAGGCTTTTCTAGTCTTATTGAGATCATCTGCCATACCATAAGAACCTCTTCTCTGGTCATCAACGGCGGCGGCAGCTCTTTGTGCAAGAGCGGACTGTTCGACAATCTCTTTGATCTTATCATCAGACATGACTAGCATGATCTTGTCAGCTGTTTCGACATCACTTGCTAAACCTTCTGAGATAAGATAATCAAGAACAATGTCATAAGCCTCAGTTTTGCAGTCAGGTACTTCACGACCATTCTTCATTTTTGTACCCTTAGCAACTTTGCCGGGCCAACACTTACTTGCGCCGACGTTCTTGCGAGCCTGCTTAAGACCTTCTTGCAGCTCAACGCCTTCTACTTTCAGAGTCTTTGGATATCCTTCTTCACCAGGCTTTGCGGGAGCTTCACCACGCTTTCTCTTAGCATGGATGTTATCCCATAAGCCTCTCTTCTCGTCCAGCTCTTCTGTATTTTCTTCAACAGTTTCTTCCGCAGCCTCTTTCTCATCTACAGCGTACATCTTAGAGTACGTGTCTAATAACGTTCTGAGTGTTGGATCGTCCATGCGTATCTTATAGTTCTTATAAAATTATTTAGGGAAATCCGTCGTTAAGCTCATTCTTGACACGGATAAATAACTCTGTTAGAATCAATTCGTAAACCCTTGACTAATTTATGGCAAAAGGATTTAGTGTAACGGCGGCGGAACCGCCTAAGTCTCAAGATGAATTTGATCTTGAAGCAACAAAAGAAATGATTAAAGGTAAGTCTCTGGTTTTCTGCTTGCCTGGTCGCGGATGTTCATATACCTTTCTGAAGAACTTTGTACAGATGTGCTTTGATCTGGTGCAGATGGGTGTTAGCATCCAGATCTCACAAGATTATAGCTCCATGGTAAACTTTGCCCGTTGCAAGTGTCTCGGCGCAAACGTTCTTCGTGGGCCTAAGCAGGTTCCTTGGGATGGTAAACTGCAGTATGATTATCAGCTTTGGATCGATAACGACATCGTATTCAACACTGAAGGTCTGCTGCGTCTGTTTGCAATGGATAAGGACATTGCTGCAGGTTGGTATGCCACGGAAGATGGTCACACAACCTCCGTTGCTCATTGGCTGTCTGAAGAGGAATTTAAGAAGAATCGCGGTGTCATGAACCATGAGACCGTGGAATCTATGAGCAAGCGTAAGAAGCCTTTCACCGTTGACTATACTGGTTTTGGTTGGGTTTTGATCAAGAAAGGTGTGTTTGAATCGCTCACCTATCCTTGGTTTGCTCCTCAAATGCAAGTCTTTGAATCTGGTGAGGTTCAAGATATGTGTGGTGAAGACGTTTCATTCTGTCTTGATGCCATCAAAGCTGGCTTTGAGATTTGGTGCAACCCCCTCATTCGCGTAGGACATGAAAAAACCCGAGTCATCTGATCGCTTTGCGATTTTTATCAAAGATGAATTACATGCCGATGATCTTCATTATGAAGACATGGGCAATATGCTACTCGATCTGGCTCAAGATTACTATGAGAATGGAGAGCCAGATCCTAAAGACGTACATGTGAAACTTAAATTAGGAGATACTTATGGCGAAGCGCCCATCACTAACCAATAAAGTTCTTATTGAAAGTAAGCCCAAGAAGTCCCGTCAGGGGGCTGGAAAGCATACGAAGTATGCAGCAAGTTCACGAAACGGCGCTAGAAAGCGTTATAGAGGACAAGGATGAATCAAAAGGAAGCGCATATAAGGAACTGGATCAAAGAAGTCTCTAAGCTTAGACCTGAATTGTCTAATTTTGCGATCTGTCCCTTTGCTTCCACCGCAAATTTTAAGATTGTAGAGTGTAGTATTGACGATATCGAGCCCCTTGATGGGTTCGATGTCGTTATTTTTATTGTTGAAGACGATCTAACAGAAAAAGACATCGATCAATGGGTCGATATATACAATAAAGTCTACAAGACTTGGGATTTTTTCAAGGATTGTGGCTCTTATAGCACCTATATTAGTGGTATTCAGACCAATAATGGGCTTTATAACCTCATTTTGGCTCAACCAAATGAAAAATTAAAGATATTTAGAGAAAAATTAGCCCAAACTGAGTATTATGATCACTGGGATGATGCATATTTGCAAGAAATCCTCGGTGATGACTATGAAATGGTGAAAAACTCGGGATAGAAACCCCGCTAAAAGTTCTAAAAGACTTTTATGGAGGTAACATGGGACACCCAAATCACTTAGATGGCTCTGTTGATAAGAGCGAAGACTTCGTTAAGAGTGGAATGACACTCATCACTGAGGTTGAATCCGAAAAATGGCTCAATAAGGCAAGAACCATCAAGCAAAAAGAAGAATTATACTCAATTCCCGAAGATAGACTTAGCCGTCAATGTGGCGGATCTGGTGGTTTTGATGATTTTGTAGAATGGTGGGCAGAATAGGCTATAAATAATCAAAAGTCTGTCTATATCAATGTCAGTAACCATCTCCAGGGCTTTTAGGGATATTAGTTTATCCTTTAAAAAGCATCCTATTACAAGAGATTTAGTTCTACTCAGAAATGAGAATGCAATTAAAAACGCTGTTATGAATCTTGTTAGGACTTCGATTGGTGAGAGGTTCTTTAATAATCGTATTGGTACGGAAGTTGAGTCCTCATACTTTGAGCTACAGACACCTGAACTTCGTATTCAACTTGAAAACGAGATTACATCAACTCTAAACAATAATGAACCAAGAATAAGACTCAGAAATGTTACTGTGTCTTTTCCTACTGATAGTAATGAATTAGAAGTTGGTGTGGTTTACGATATTATTGGACTATCACTTCCTGTACAGGATATCACGTTTATCCTACAACCAACAAGGGTATAATGGCGTTTACTCAATTTACGAATCTAGATTTCGATCAAATTAAAACATCCATTAAGGATTATATCAGATCTAACAGTGAATTCACTGATTACGATTTTGAAGGATCAAACCTTTCGATTCTGATTGATACCCTTGCGTATAATACTTATATTACTGCATACAATACTAATGCAGTTGTTAATGAAGTTTTTCTTGATAGTGCAGTTCTAAGACAAAATGTTGTCTCACTTGCAAGAAATATTGGTTATGTACCCCAGTCTAAAAAGGCTGCCAGGGCTGTTGTTACCGTTTTGGCTGGTGTACCTGCCACTGGAATTTCAAGCAGCACCCCGACGCTTACACTAAAGGCTGGTGTCGTTGCTACAGGCACTGCTAACGACTTAAACTACTCATTCTGTGTTCCTGAGGACATTACAACTTCAGTCAGTGATGGTTATGCTAATTTTAGAAATATCAGCATTTATGAAGGTTCATTTGTAAAATCTACATTCACAGTTGACAATTCACAACCAGATCAAAAGTTTATTCTTCCTAACCCAGGTGTCGATCTTTCAACATTAGTTGTTAAGGTAAGACCATCTGAAGGAGATGAAGTATCAGAAGAATATGAAAAGATTGATAATATTGTAGGTTTAACAACAGTATCTAAGAAATACCTCGTTCAAGAAGTTTCTGGTGAGAAATATGAATTAGTTTTTGGTGATGGTATTATCGGAAAGAAACTTGATAATAATAATTTCATCGAAGCCACTTACATTGTAACCAATGGAAAAGAAGCTAACGGTGTTACTAATTTATCTTTTAATGGAGTTATCCTTGACAATACTAACACTTTCATACCTCAAACAAACCTCAGTATCACAACAGTAGAATCTGCTGCTGATGGTGCAGAGATTGAATCAATTAAGTCAATCAAGAATTATGCCCCAAGACTTTATGCTTCACAATATAGGGCAGTATCAGCAAATGATTATGAAGCCATCATTCCTGCAATTTATCCAAATGCTGCATCAGTATCTGCATATGGCGGCGAAGAATTAGATCCACCTCAATATGGTAAAGTTTTTATTGTTATTAAACCTAAGAGTGGGTCTAGCATATCTCTGTTTTCAAAAAGAGAAATTTTAAGGGATCTTAAAAAGTATAGCATTGCTGGTATTGTACCAGAGATTATTGATCTCAAGTATCTTTATGTTGAGTTAGACTCAAGTGTGTACTATAATCCTAATATGGTCAGTGACATTAATAATTTACAAAGTCAAGTTGTTGCATCTTTGACTGAATATGCTGCTGCAAAAGAAACTAATCAATTTGGCGGAAGAGTAAAATATAGTAAAGTTGTAAGTTTAATTGATAGTACAAGTAATGCAATTACATCTAATATTACTAAAATTAAATTAAGAAGGAATTTGAATGTTGTTCTAAACACGAATGCACAATATGAAATCTGTTATGGCAATCAGTTCCATGTTCGTAGTTCTGGATATTCTATTAAATCGAGTGGATTTAAGATTTTGAATAATCCTAACACGTTATATCTTGCTGATCAACCAATTACAGCCACATCTGGTAAGATATTTTTCTTCTATTTGGATTCTGTTGGCGAGCCTGTTATCATTAATAATAATGCTGGAACTGTTAATTATGAAAAAGGTGAAATTTTATTAAACAGTGTCAATATTACATCAACTAGTAAGCCAAATAATATCGTTGAAATTCAGGCTATTCCTGAATCTAACGATGTTATCGGTTTAAAAGACTTATACATAAATCTAGATGTTTCATCTAGCAAATTTACCATGATTAAAGATATTATGTCTTCTGGTGATAATGTAGCTGGAACTAGATTTACCACCACTTCAAGTTTTGTCAACGGAAATTACACAAGATAACGAAGAATGATTGATAAGCAGATTCAAAGAATAAAGACCAACCAAATTATTGGGACTCAACTCCCACAGTTTATTGCCGAAGAAAATCCTCTGTTTGTAGAATTTTTAAAGCAATATTATATTTCAATGGATCGCCAAGGAGGCGCTATTGATTTAAGTGAAAATATTGATCAATATTTAAACTTTGAGAATTTCCAGGAAACACTATATCTTGATGGTTCTACAACTTTAACTGCTGATATTGAAACTTACGATGAAACCATTGCCGTTGAATCTACGGCTGCATGGCCCCAGTCATATGGTTTGCTTAAAATTGGCACAGAAATTATTACATACACTAGTAAAGATGAAACTAATTTTTATGGGTGTGTTCGTGGATTCAGTGGTGTAGAGTCTTTACACAAAACAAATTATCCTGAATATCTTGTATTTTCAGAAACTGCTGCTGAAGCACATATTAATACTGATACAGTTTATAATTTAAGTAATCTGTTTTCTGTAGAATTCTGGAAGAAGCTAAGAGCACAGTTTTTACCAGGATTTGAAGATAGAGAATTAGCCGATGGGCTAAATAAGGGCAAATTTTTAACTTTTGCAAAAGATTTTTATAGATCAAAGGGTACAGATGAATCTATTAAAATTCTTTTTAAAGTTTTATACGGTGAAACAAAAGCTGATATTATTAAACCACAAGATTATTTAATTAAACCTTCTAATGCAGAATGGCTAGTTACTAAAAATCTTATTGTTCAAAGAATTAGTGGTAATGTAGAAAATATTAGAGGACAAGGAATATTCCAAGATTCACCACAAGCATCAAGCTATGTGTATGATTCTCAACTTATTAATATTGCTGGTAGTGGATTTTATCAGATTAAATTAAGTTTAGACTCTACAGTTGGTGAGTTTGCAGTTTGCCCAAATACAAAATGTACTGTTGATACTGCTTCCAATTCTAGCACAATTACGGTAGATTCTACAATTGGTTTTGCAGAATCTGGTGAATTGTATATTAACAGCGGGATTGTAACTTATACAACAAAGTCTAGCACACAATTCTTCAACTGTGTCGGGTTAACTACTAGCTTGGCTTTATATTCTGACATTGCTCAAAATAGTTTCATTTATTCTTATGAAAATGGTGATGAAACTCTTCCTGTTATCATGCGTGTAACAGCGCAACTCGATAAAAACGTAACCTTAGCAGAAAACACTAAGTATTTGTCAGTTGGTGATGAAATTAAGGTAAAAACTTTAGGTGAAGAAGTTATTCCTAACACGTATAATGGTAAATTTGATCATTGGTTATATAATTTAGTTTATGAAGTAGAAGTTCAACCAAGACAATTTGGTGTTGTATCGCCATCGTCACCATCTACTATCAATACAAAGCAAGCTCATGGCTTTAGAATTAATGATAGTGTAACTTTAATTGATACTCAAAGTTTACAAGAGATTGATGGTACTGTAATTCAAACGAATACATCGGATTCATTTACGTTTAGTTTTTCTGGTTCATTATCACAAACATCATCATATGTTGCCAGAAGAAATATTAAGTATTCTTCTGGAGTTGGTACATCATTTGATGAAGTAACTTCTTTAGTATCAGATATTCAAAATACTTATATTGACAGAGAAAAGAAAAATCTTTATGTTACATCTTCTGGATTGCCATCATATGATATTACTGCTGGAATACCAGCACTATCAAAATTAAAATATTTTAGTGTTGGAACTGGAACTACTGATGTTATTAATATTATTAATCATGGGTATTATTCTGGTGATAAGGTAGTTTTTGATTCAAACGGTAACTCAATATCAGGAATCAATACTGGTATATTTTTTGTTAAAAAAATAGATAATAATAATATAAAATTAGCTTTTAGCCAGTCGAGAATTTTCATTAATGATTATATTCAATTAATTAATGGAAATGGAGTTAATGGTTACACTATTTGTGAGGCATCTCAAAGCAAAAAACTTTTAGGCAATCAAAATATTTTAAAAAGGATACCTATAACACCCAAGAATAAAAATCCTGAAGAAGTAGTAAAAACAGGTCCTATTGGTATTTTGGTTAATGGTGTAGAAATTATATCCAACAAATTTTCAGATACTGCGTATTATGGTCAAATTGAATCAGTTGATGTTTTAAATTCGGGAAGAAATTATGATGTTATCAATCCACCGCAATTACTAATATCAGATTCTGTAGGTTTTGGAGCTACTGGTGTTGCCCATGTTTCTGGTTCATTAACTAATGTAATTGTTACAAATCCAGGATATGATTATAAAACAGCACCAGTTGTTACAATTTTAGGTGGAAATGGTTCTGGAGCAACTGCTGAGGCTAGACTGAGATCTGTATTAAATTCAATCAAATTTAATTCAATCGCAGGAGTCAATACTAGCACGGATATTATTGGTTTTGGTACATATCACAAATTTTCTAATGGTGAAGAAGTTGTTTATAAAACATTAGGCAATACTGCTATTGGAATTGGTACTACAGGCAATAATAATACAACAGAATTTTTAATTAATAATTCAAAATATTATGTAATTGTCAAAACAGAGACAGATCTTTCACTCACAACAAGAAAATCAGATGCTTTAGCAGGAATTAACACTATCAATTTAACTCGTGTAGGATCTGGAAGTCATCAACTAGTATCCAGCACTGTGAGAAATGTAATTGATAAAAAAGTATTAATTCCTTCACAACAATATCCACCACAAGACTACAAAGATATTAAAACCGCTATCGTTGGAATTAATACCTTAGATAATTATATTTTTGCAAAAAATCACGGATTTGAATCTGGTGATGTAATTGAATATTTTAGCTCATCCGTTAATATTTCTGGCTTATCTTCGGCAATTCAATACCAAGCTATAAAAATTGATTCTGACAAGTTTAGATTAGCTTCTGCTGGCATTGGAACTACGTTTACTTCAGAAAATTATAAAACAAATAATTATGTAAGACTTGATAACTTTGGCTCAGGAACTCATACTTTTAAATACCCCGATATTACAATTTATGTAGCAGGTCTTCCAAATAATTCTAATGTTAGCGGTATTTCAACAACTCAATCTTCAAATATTAATACGACACAAGCTACTGCAGTTCCTGTTGTAACTGGTTTTGTTGATGGCATTTTTGTATCTGAAGGTGGTATTTCTTATGGTTCTGAAGATATTTTAAACTTCGATAGAAAACCAACTTGCACGGCTTCCAGTGGTTCTGGTGCAGTAATTGCACCAATCATTAATAATGGCGGTATTGATGAAGTTTATGTATTAAATGGTGGTTCTGGATATGTCTCCACACCATCAATTACAATTAGTGGAGATGGCAAATACGCTAAACTTTTCCCAAGAATTGAAAATGGTGTTTTAGTTTCTGTTGATGTTATAGATTCTGGTTCTGGATATAATTCAAACAACACTGAACTAACTGTAGTCACTAGTGGCAGTGGTTGCATTTTATCGCCCAATATTCAAAGATGGACAGTTAATACTTACAAAAAGCATGAAGCTCAATTAACAAATCCAAATAATACAGATGATTTAATTATTGTTGAGCCATTTAATAAAAACAATAACTTTAATCAAGCTGTATCTGTTACTGCTCCAAGATCATTAAGATACTTATTAAATGACAATATCAATTCCTCTTTGGTAGAAGTTGGTATTAATACTACACATTCACCAATTATCGGATGGGCATATGATGGTAACCCAATTTATGGTCCTTATGGGTCTAAAAATCCAAAATCTATTTCCAATTTAACAGAAATAGAATCTAGCTATATCTTAGTTTCAAAGTCAAATAGACCAAACTTCCCAGCAGGATTTTTTGTTGAAGATTATGAATATAGTGGTGATGGCGATTTGGATGAGTATAATGGAAGATATTGCATTACACCAGAATTTCCAACTGGAACATATGCATATTTTGCAACACGTAATAACTTCCCATATATTTTAAATAATTTTAGAAGCGATGTTGATAAATTTAACTATGATTTTTCAAAATTACAGAATTATTTGGAGATCTTAGAGACAGATATTTTAAGAAATACAACTCCTTATAAATTAACAACTCCAGAAACAAATTATTTTGCAGCCCCTCAAGTTAAATCTGAAAGAGAAAAATCAGAAGTAGTTGCAGTATATGCTGCTGGAATTTCATCTGTACGTGTATTACTCTCTGGAGATGGATATAGAGTTGGAGATAATATTGTATTCAACAATACTGATAGTTTTGGTAGAGGAGCTGACGCAGAAGTTTCTGAAATTTTAGGAAAAACCATTAATTCAGTTAGCTATGCATCTACTACTTTTAGTGGAGTTGAATTTATTTACAATAATGATTTGGTAACTGGTATTACATCAATTCCTCACAAATTATCAGATGGAGATGTAGTTAACGTTTCTGGTATCAGTACTTATGCATTTAAATCTTTTGAGGGAACATACAGAGTTGGAGTTTCTTCAATTACCACTATTTTAGAAGTTGGTATTGGAACTACTGGCGTTACTGGCATGACAACAGATGTTTCATTACTGGAAAAATCATTTACTGGTAGAATTAAAATTAATGACATTATTGGCATCAATAGTGAAAGATTTTTAATTCTAGATGCAAATAGAAACACTGGTGCTTATAAAGTATTAAGGCAGTATAATTCAACTTTAGGCACTGCACACACAACTGGTAGAGAAGTTTCTTTAGATCAACGTTATTTCACATATAATGTATCTGGTTTTACTACAAATGCTCCTTTAAGAGAAAATAAAACCGAATATTTTGATCCACAAACATCAGTTGGTGTTGGAACTACAACCACAAGAACATTAGTTGGATATGGTATATCTGCAATTTATGTTGGTGTTCAAACTGGACAAGGTTCTTACACACGTATCAATTTTGCAGCAAATCCTTTTAAAGTTGGAGATTATGTTCAAGTATCTGGTGGATCCTTAAGCATTACTGAAGCTGCAGTTGTATCCGCATCATCTACATCAATTTTACTTAATCATAATAGCACATCTGTGGTCGGTGTTGCTACCACTGGCATCGTTAGACTTAGAAAACTATACAATATTGATGCAAGAAACATATTCTTACCTGGGCACGGGTATGAGAATGGACAAAAATTAAAGTACACCTTTATTGCTGGTGCTGGCTTAACATGCTCATCAAATTCATCTTTAACACCAACAATTACATTACAAAATAATCAAATTGTTTATGCAGTTAAAGTTGATAATGATAACATTGGTATTGTAACCACGTTAGCAGGAATAGGTAGTACATCAACTAGATTATATTTTACTGGAATTTCAACTTTCAGAGGTAATGTACATGGGTTCACTGCTTTAAAAAATGATTTAATTGGAAGTATTACTAGAAATAGAGCCCAGATCATTACAAATGTAAATCATGGATTGCAAATTAATGATCAAATAGAACTAGATCTTGTTGCTAATAAGTCTGAATCGGTAATTTTAAAGTACAATGATACTAACGCAAAATTAGTTGTAAATCCTGTAAGTTTTGGTTCTACTCAGGTTGGTGTTGGATCAACATTATCATATATTAATATACCAGCGCACAAATTAAATACAGGTGATAAAGTTATCTACGAAGCATCTACTCCTATTACCTCTTTAGTAAATCAAAGAGAATATTTTGTAATTAAATTAGATGATAATAATATCAAATTAGCAGAATCGTATCATAATGCCACAAGAACAAATTATATTGAATTACCACTTAATTCTTCTGGTTCTGCAACACAAACTTTATCACCAATCAATCCAAAGTTAAACTTTATTAGAAATAGCACAGTTGGGTTTGCAATTTCTGATGCATCTTTACAAAATTTAAAAGTTGTATTCTACGACAGTGAAGATTTTACTAATCCAAATTATGAACAAAATGTAATTAGAGCTGGTTCTCCTGGTGATGGATCTGCAAATACAAAAGTTACTTTAATTATTGATGATACTATTCCAGACACAATTTATTATCGTGCAATTCCTGTTGGAATATCTAGTATCAATAATAATGCCTTAGGATTAACTGTAGACAAAGATAATCCAAACGCAGGAAAAATTACAATTCGTAATAGTGCGTATAAAGGAGCATTTGACATTGTTTCGGTTGGAAACAGCACTATTTTCTTTAATTTGAATGAATTGCCAGAAGCAAATTCATATACTCCAAGCGGCGTTACTACGACTTCATATGTAACAACATCAGCAACAGCAACTGGCGGTATATCTGATGTTAAGGTTAATTTTGCTGGAGTTGGTTACAAATTTATTCCTGGAATTAGCACAATTACCACAGATTCTGGTACAGGTGGGTTAGTTAGAGCATATTCTGACACAATTGGTAAAATTAAAACTATTAGCTTGTCGCTTCCTGGGTATGATTATCCTACTGACAAAACTATTTCTCCAAAGGCAGATACACCTATTGTATTAAGAATTAAAAATAATAACAGATTAGCTTCAGTACAAGTTTTAAGTGGTGGAAGAAATTATACTACTCCACCCAAACTGAAAGTTATTGGAAATGATACCATTATTTTAGAATCAAAGGTTACTGGCAATTCAGTAACGTCTGTGACTATTTTAAATAATTCTGGAGGACTAACAGAAATTGGACCTGAAATTATTCCTATTTTTAATAGCAATGGCGTTGCTGTAATAGATGGTTATAGTAGTGGAACTGATGTAACTCTTCTTTTAAAAGCCCCTACAAATGGTTTTACATCATTCCCATTCCAAATTGGTGATAATGTGTTTGTTGAAGGTATTGTAGGTCTTGGTAGCACAGGAACTATTGGTAGTGGATATAATTCGGAAGATTATGGTTACAGAAACTTTACTGTTACTCAAAGAGTTACTACTTTAGGCTCTGAAAGTATTACTTATTCAATTGCTGGAATTGGTACAACTGCTGGAACATTTGATGTTACTAATAGTGCTGGTAGAGTTATTAAGACTTCAGATTTAGCAATATTTGATGCAATTGTAGAACCTACAGATTTTTATAGTGAAGAAAAAGTACTAGTTAATCAAAGTTCTTCTAAAATTGGATTAAATGGCTGGGATAGAACTAGAAGAATTTTAAAAATTTCAGGTAGAGGCATTAATCCTTCATTGGGTGACATTGTTTCTGGTGCTGTATCTGGTTCTGTTGGAGAAATTGAAGAAATCATTACAAATGATTCTAATTATAGCACAAACTCTACAATTACTTTAAATGCCGCTTCAACATGGCTAAGTGATTCTGGTATTTTAAATAATTCATTACAAAAAATTCAAGATAGTGATTATTATCAAAACTTCTCATATTCAATTAAGAGTACAGTTCCAAAATCAACTTGGGAAGAGCCAGTTAATAGTTTAGTGCATTCAGTTGGATTTAAAAACTTTAGTGATTTAGTATTGAATAGCAAATCTTTGGCGGGAATTGCCAGAAGTGATAACTTAAAAGTATCCATTGGATCTTCTGAAATTACTACTATTGTTGCCATTGATAACGTTGCATCAATGTACACAAGATTTGGATTTGATTTTGGCACAGAAGAAGCAACTTTTCTTGGAGTCTCTAAATTTGTAAATTTTGCAAACAATAAACTTACTGATTACTCTATTTGTAATACCAATAAAGTTTTAAAAATTGATGATATTAGTTCTCAATTTACTGGTATTGGTAGTTTTGGAACTACTGTTGGAGTAACATCATTCTCCCTAACAAGCCAAGGAAATGCATTACTTAAGAAAACTTTTGATTCTACTAACTTATCTGTAGTTTCAGCTGGTAGTAGCACCTTGTTTATTCCAGGGCACGATTTTAGCACAGGAGAAGAATTAGTATATAACCCAGGTCCAGGAGGATCTTTCATCTCAATTGCATCTACAAATAGAACAGTTACTGGTGTCACTACAACAAAACTTCCAACTACAGTATTTGCCTATAAGGTAAATTCAAATATTATTAAGCTTTCTGGAATTAAGACAGATGCCACAACCAATAATATTTTCTTCACTTTTGCAGCTTTCTCTGGTGTAGGTTCTACGGTTGGTGCTGGTCAAACACATAGATTAGCAACTAACTTTAACGTAGCCAATACTCGTGCAGTGATTACAATTGATAATATAATTCAGAGTCCTTTGTATAGAAAGAAAGTCTCAACCGCATTAGCTAGTAACATTGGCGCTGCAGCAACAACGATCACATTAACTGGTATTACTTCAATCGCAACAAATACTTTACTTCAAGTTGATTCTGAAATACTACAAGCCAGTGTAGTTGGATTTGGTTCTACAAACGTTGTTACAGTTTCTAGAGGTGTTTTTGGTACTCCACAGACAACACATACTGTAGGGGCTGCTGTAACTGTATTAGGTGGTGATTATAGCATCAATGATGGCACTATTTACTTTGTTGCTCCACCATACGGACCAGTCGGTGTTAGCACTTTACAACCTGGCATTTCTACAAATTCTTCGTTTACAGGTAGAATATTCTATAGACTCAACTATAAAGAAAACTTTATTTTTGATGATATTTCTAACGATTTTAATGGTTCTAAGAAAGTATTCACATTACAACAAAATAATCAAGATGTAACTGGTATTATTACTGGTGGAAATTCAAATTATGGAATAGTTCTTATTAATAATATCAATCAACAACCAACAATTGATTACACAATAGCTCAAAGAGTTTCTCCTGGTATTGGGGCATCGATTACATTTACTGGAACTGATGTTGAATCTATTCCTAGAGGTGGAGTTATTGATAGAGTTGTAGCTGGTTTTGGATCTGGTTATCAACCATTAGAGCAAGCTTTTGCAGTTTGTTCAGTATCAGCTGGTGGAACAATTCAATCTGTTGCAATTACTACTTCAGGTTCTGGATATAGAAGTGCTCCAGTTGTTAGTATCGCAAGCACTGTTGGTGGAAGTGGTGGATCTATTACTGCCACAGTTACAAATGGTGTTATTAGTGGGTTAACCATTGCTAATGGTGGTTCTGGGTATAGTCAAGCAAGCCCTCCAATTATAACTGTGGGTGTTCCTACAGCATATGCAAATTTAAATCTCGTTGGAGGTTCTGGAAGTGGCGCTAAAGTTAATGTGCAGGTTGGTGTAGGAAGAAGTGTAATACTATTTGATATCATTAATAGAGGTTATGGCTACAAACCAAATGATGTTCTAACAATTACTGGTGTTCCAGTAGTAACTGGAATTGGAACCAGTGCATTTACCCTTAGAGTATCTGATGTTATTACAAACGAATTTTCTGGATGGAGTTTTGGATTATTAGACAGACTTGATGATATTTCACAATCTTTTAATGGAGTAAGAAAAACCTTCCGATTAACTAAAACTGTAATTACTGCAAACCCATATAGTATTGATGCTGGTGCTGGCTCTGGAATTGATGTAGCTAACAATCTTTTAATCTTCATTAATGATATTCTTCAACAGCCTGGAAGAGATTACATCTTTACTGGTGGAACACAAATTACATTTACAGAAGCTCCTCCATCAGGAAGCAAATTCCAGATATTATTCTATAAAGGTTCTGATGCAGATGTAATTGATGTAGACATCAGTGAAACTATTAAAGTTGGAGATTTTATTAAGTTAAATAAAAACCTTCCATATCCAGATCAATTTAATAGAATTGTTGAGGAAATTACTAAGAGAGATCAGGTTCAAACTAATAATTATTTTGATATTGGTATCTCAACATCACCCGAAATTAGAAGAATTATTGATTGGACTAAACAAACATCTGATTTAGTTATTAATAATGAAGTTGTGTCTAAAGCTAGAACAAATTATGTTTCTAGAATTAAACCAACTTCTAGAATTATTAAAAACATCCTTGCAAGTGATTCAACAATTTATATTGAAAATGCATTCCCATTCTTCAGACAATTAGACAATTATTTACAAGAAGATAATGAGATTTTAATTGTCGATGAGGTAGATGTTGCTGCGGCAACTGGATCTGCAACTGTATCTGCTGCAAGCACTGTTGAAAATGTAGCCTTGACATTTGCTGGATATGGTTATACAACTTCTGCAGCTCCTCTTGTTAGTGTGGCATCAACAATTCCGCAAATAAGAGAAATAGGAAAAACTTGGACAGTTGGTATTATAACATCCACAGGACTTTCATATAAAGATCTGGCGTATGGAAAAGGATTATTTGTGGCAGTTAGTGATGCTGGATATATCTCAACATCAACAAACTTAATTTCATGGTCAACATATAATGAAGAGCCATCTAATTTTACCGCAATTGGTTTTGGTAGTGATAAATTTGCTATCGTCGGTGATAATGCAGAAGCAGTAGTTTCTTCATTAGGATCTCAAGGGTCTTGGTTTGATTCTCCAGTATTTTATAGTAGAACTTATAATGGTATTAATTTCTCGTATATTTTGGTTCCATCGTTTACTAGAGATTTAAAGGATGTCGCATATGGTAATGATGTCTTTATTGCCGTAGGAACTGGTGGCACATCTATTGTTTCTGCATATGGTTCTAGTGGTATCGGTACTGCTTGGGTTGTTAGAAGTACTCCAATTACAAATACATTAAACTCAATTACATATGCAAATAATGGATTTGTTGCTGTTGGTAATGGTGGTAGAATAGTCACCACAGTTGACGGTTATACTTGGAATGAAGTTCCATCTTCAGCTTCAGTTACAACACAAAACTTAATGGCAGTTTCTTATGTAAATGATAAGTATATTGCTGTTGGTATGAATGGAACTATCATTTATTCTTATAATGCAGATAT